AGACCTGTAAACATGCTTAGACAGATAGAAGATGCTGTGGTTATCTATAGAATATCACGAGCACCAGAAAGAAGAATATTTTATATTGATGTCGGTAATTTACCAAAGGCAAAAGCAGAAGCCTATATTAAAGATCTGATGAATCGATATAAGAACAAATTAGTATATAACCAAACCACAGGTGAGGTAAGAGATGATAGAAATCACTTACATATGCTCGAAGATTACTGGCTTCCACGAAGAGAAGGTGGTAAAGGTACTGAAATAACTACTCTCCAAGGTGGTCAAAACTTGGGAGAGATGCAGGATGTCGAATATCTACAACGAAAAGTTTATAGATCATTGAACGTTCCACTATCTCGTCTTGAAACTCAAAACGGTTTTAATATGGGTAGATCTGCAGAAATTACAAGAGATGAAGTTAAATTCTATAAATTTATTCAGAGACTGAGATATAAATTCTGTGCTGTATTCACCGATGTTCTGAAAAAACAACTAATACTAAAGGGTGTTCTTACAGACGATGACTGGAATGATATTACAGATTTAATCACGTATCATTTCAATGAAGATTCGTATTTTGCAGAATTACGAGAAACTGAAATATTAAAAGAAAGACTTCAAGTTCTTGCTGCAGTAGAACCTTATGTTGGAAAATACTTTTCTACTGAGTACATAAGAAAAACAATACTTAAGCAAGATGAGCAAGAAATTGAAAAATTAAATGCACAAACAGAATCTGAACAAACTGCAGTTCAACTAATGCAAATGCAAATGCAGCCACCAGATCAAGAGGTTCCGGATGTAGAACAGCCTCAATAAGTAAATGATATAAATAAAACTAGATTGTAACCTAACATGAGGGATGCTATGAGTACACACAAAATTATAACCGAATTATTAGATGAAAATATGATCGGTGCAAAAAAAGAAATTTCCGATACTCTTTATGAAAAATTGGGAGAGCATTTAAACGCTTTTTACAAAGATATTGCTCCTACTTTGATTTCGGAAAAAAAGAAATCACATAAAGACGAAGAAGACGAAGAAGAAGGAACGCCTGGTAAAAAAGAAGATGTGGATGGAGATGGTGACATCGACTCCGAAGACTATAAGGCTAAGAAAAGTGCAGCAATAAAGGCTGCTATTGCAAAGAGAAAAAAAGGTAAGAAGAAATGAAGTTAATCACTGAGATGAACGACGACGTTAGACTTCTTATTGAAGCTAACTCTGAAGGCAAAAAAAATTACTTCATTGAAGGTGTTTTTATGCAAGCAGAAACCAAGAACAGAAATGGTAGAATTTATCCAATGAATGTTCTTGAACCTAAAGTTAATGAATACACAGAGAATTTCATTAGCAAAAATCGTGCTCTCGGTGAACTGAATCATCCCAAAGGTCCTACTGTTAATCTCGATCGTGTTTCACACATCATAAAAGAGATGAAAACTGATGGTCATAATTTTAATGGTAAAGCTAAAATTATGGATACTCCTATGGGAAACATTGTTAAAAATTTAATGGACGAAGGAGCCAGACTGGGAGTTTCTACTCGCGGGATGGGTTCTTTAAAACAACAAAATGGTGTCAATATGGTGCAACCGGATTTTATGCTTGCAGCAGTTGATATAGTAGCTGATCCATCAGCTCCTGATGCATTTGTAGATGGTATTATGGAAGGTAAAGAATGGATCTGGGAAAACGGTCTTTTGAAAGAACAAGAAATTTCTCAGTATTATAATACAATAGTGAATACACCTTCACGAGATATAAAAAAGACTTTTAGTAATTTATTCGAAGACTTTTTAAGAAAGATTTAATTCGTATACACACACAGGAATAGAAATACACAAAGTTATAAATATTCCAGCATGGCACCAAGGAGCTATTGATGAGTAACACAGAACAAATAAAAGAAGCCGTCTCTAATGGCTTAAAGAATCACAAAGAATCATTAACAGAAACTGTAGATAATCAGTATGATGATGGTACAGGAAAAGGAGCAATGTTTCCGGATCCTATCGCCGACGATAGTACTGCTGCTGCTAACATGGCAACTATTGCTGGTTTCCCAACTGCAGCTACTGCTGGTCCAGTCAAGGGAAAGAAGAAAAAGAAAAAGACAGATGAGGAACCAGTAGAAGAGGACATTAATGTCCAAAGCACTGAAGATTATCTTTCCGAACTTTTTGATGAAGATGAATTATCTGAATCATTCAAAGAAAAACTCGCAGTAATTTTTGAAACAGCTCTTTCTGATAGAGTTGCTTTTATTGAAAATGAAATGACTGAAGTTTTTAACACTAATCTAAACGAGCAAGTAGAGACTTTAACCGAAGACTTAACTACTAAATTAGATGAATTCCTTGCGTATGTCGTAGAAGACTGGACTAAGGAAAATGAAATTGCAATCGAGCGTGGTATCAAGAGTGATATTGCAGAATCGTTTATGACCGGACTTAAAGGTCTCTTTGAATCTCACTACATTGA